TGATACATAAAAACTTCATTACCTTTATAAAAGGTAGCTAATTGTTTTCTTCCGCTATAATTTTTAACAATTTTTGAATAAGTTATTTCAGTAAACTTTTTATCACAATCATTAAATGATGTTGAATTATTTACTGGTACTAATAACGTTGATCCATTCATAAATGTTAATATTAATGCTATTGTTTTCATTAATCTAAATACTTTCGTATTTTACTTTTTACTATATCAACCCAATCGTAAAATTCTTTAAAATAATTACGATACTCTTTACTTCTTTTTTTTTTGATTTCTTCAAAAGCTTCTTTAGTAGCTTTATCTAGAATCTTTAGTTGTTTTATTGGATTTAACATTGTTCCTTTCATAAAGTTCGGTAGTTGCCTGTGGCTCTACAGAACTTGTTAGTTTCTGTTTGATTTTTTCATGCAAAACTTTTTCCCATTTTTGATTAGTTTCTTTATCATCAGAAAATGTTAAAACTTTAACGTGTTTATTTAACCACTTTTGCAATTGATCTTTCATTTTTATCTCCATATATTTTACTTAAGTTTCTAGCTTTTGACATCCATTCAACTGGAGTTAAATTACTTAACCAGTCGCTTACGGATGGTATATAGCCACAATCTTCTATTACATGCTGTTCAGCAATTAATTTAACTGGAACGTGCTTTCCAGAATTAAGTACTATGTAATCACCAAACTCATTTATACATTCTTGTATTCCTAATGAGTGGTGTCTTAATGCTCTATGTCTAAAGTCTGGATGGAAAGCTTTAGTGAAATCGAACCAATTATGGATTCGAAGATAATCATCTAAAGTTCCACCCCATTTACTTACACTTGATTGAGCATGATATACTGGTGTTGCCATATTATTATTTGCTTAAAGTTATACTGATTCTTCCAGAATCTTTTAATGGTTGCCAATCTTCTACTGTTTCATTTCCTTCTAATGTATATTCTCCAGTAATTACATTTAATAATACTGTACCATTTACATTGTATTCTCCAGCAAATGAACCAAATCGATCTAAAGCACCAAGTTTCCAAAAGATATCGTCTAAATGTATTTCGTCTAATCTTTCGTACTTGCAAATATCATGATAAAATATATCTGCTTTTGTTACAGCTTTATGTTTATCAAGATATTCTCTTTTGACTAATTCTCTTATGTAATAAGATTGATTAGTACAATCCTTTAAATCAACATTGTCTTTATTTTTGTCTAACCATGCAAAACTATCATAACCACCTTCATCATGCCCACCTGAAAATTCAGCTTGAGCATAATTAATTTTTAATCTTTCAAATTCTTCTGCGAATCCTTCAAGAAAATTAGATACGTTTTTGTGGTTTACTTCTTGACTTAATATTCTTTGTCTTTCGTAAAACTTATTTTTACGTTTTGTATTTTTTACTGTTTCTATAAAATTTAACGATGTATATATCATTGTTATCCTTTTGTTATGGGCATTGTTTATAGAATGTTAATTCATTCACCAGGAATAATTTTAATTGGATTTCCTGGATGGTAGTTAAACCCTTACTCCCAAACCCATTGTTATTTTATTTTTCTAATTGAAGCATAGCTTTAGGAGCTTGTACTTCAATATTAGCTTTCTTAAATGTATTACCAAGATATTTCCAAACATCTTGTATGCTTTGTCCAGAATATAAAATATTCTGAGCTTCTTCTTCCATTACATCTAAGATCTTTTTTTCTTTAAACTTATCTGATCTTTCAATAAGTTTAGTAGTTTCGTCTGCACATTTTTCACGTAAATAATGTTTTACGTTATTTACATTATGAAACCAATCATCACTTTTATTACGAAGTCTAGTATCTGAATTTTCATTATCCCATCTTCGTAGTGATTGCCATTTTTCTAAACTTCTTTTTAACTTGTCAGCACTATCTGCAACAGCTGCTCTTAACTTACTTTCGTAAGTATCTTTGCTGTCTTGAAATCTTTCAAGTTTTTCTTTTGCAGCTTCTACTGCTTTTAAATCTTTTTCAAGATCTAATTTATTAAGAAAAGTTTTGAAATTTTTCTCTATGGCTTTATTAGTTTCTAGATGTATTTCAGACTCTATTTTTTTACGTCTATTGATAAATTTATCTTTGACGTATTTTTCTAAATACTCTAGCTCGTTTTTTCTGATAGGTATCATACATTCCTTTTAGTTTAGGGTACTGATCACTTGTAGGTTCAATCAATACCCTATTGTTTATTTATGCCGATTCAGATAGATTATTAATTGACTTTTCAGACAATTTAATCATTTGCTCAGCAGTTTGTTTTGTTGCTTCACTTGCATCCATTCGTGAACATACACGGATGAATAACGTAGTCGCAGATGTTTTTTGGCCCATTGGGTCCAATGCAGCTAATATCTTATTGCTTTTTACAGCAGTATGACATGTAGCTAATAAATGTGCGTAATAATCACACATTTTGCTATACTTATCTGCCACTCTCTCTTGTTGAGATTTAGTCAGCTTTTCTGTTGACATCTTCTTTTTTCTCTTTCTTCCTGATTTCGAATGGTAATTCTACTTCATCAGGCATGTTGTTTAGTACAGCATTGAATAGTCCAATACTGATTCTCACAGGTAGTGTAAGAATTTTAATTGTATTATTTTTTATGTTGTCTATATTTTTCATATTTTTTATTTAACCTTTCTAGTTTACTTTGAGTTTCACGATACTCTTGTGCAAACTCTTTCGTTCCTGGAATTGGATCGACATCTTTGGTGAGCCAATCCCAGCTTTTTTTTGTTACTATGCCTAATAGAGTGAAACCTACATATTTAACTATGTGAAATAATGGATTCATTATTTATTTCCCTTTCTATTCTGGCAAATTTTGCGTTGACTCTATCTTGTTCATGCACAGTCAAATCAATAAATTGATTAGGATCTTGCTTGAATTGATTTAAGTCTAACCCAAAATGCTTTGCTAATAACAACAAATGACCACATCTCATACGATTCTTTGCAGTCTCGTATTTATCATACTGTTGGTATGCTACCCCCATTATGTCTGCCATTTGTGTTAATGTTTTTTTCATTTTTTTTCTGATCAGATACAGATGCTTTGCTATCTGAATATCTTCTGTGTTTTTTCTCATATATTTCTTTCGCTGTACCAAAGAGTGATTTTAAAACAAACAGCTCTCTTTTGTCGCTGCTTGTCTTTGATGTAACCACTCTTATGGTGTTAGGCTCTTTTGATTTATGATTTAGACGTATAACAACTAAATATCCTTGTTTAGGATATAAGATTGATTGATACGTCATGTGTTCAATATACGGAGTCCACCATTTCATTCTCTCTTGTTGTATAAAGCCACTAAATGGTAGGCTATATACTATTTCAAGAGATCGTTTTAATGGGACTCTCTTGTTTTTGAACCTGTTCTTTAATGTTATAACGTACATTGTTTTCAACCCATTTCTGAAGTTCACAGTATAGTCTGTATTTAACTTCGCTGTCTGCCATTGAATCTATTAATGCTAATAATTCTTTGGCTTGATTCTCTTTGTTAAACATTATTTAATCTCCATTTTATAGAGTCGCATATTAATATCTTCTAACTTTTGATTTACTCTCATAAGAGTTATATTAATATTCTGTCTTTCATCAGACTCTCTCATAAATTGTACGACTAGTATTAAAAATAATACAGTCTGTATTAGTAATAATGCTATCATCATGATTGTATTTGTATCCATATATTTATTGTTTAGTTAACCCCTGCACTAGACAGGGGCTAACGATTTCAGGTTATTCAGCAGTTAATCTTACTGCAATATCTTTTAATAGATTTTCTATGCTTTCAAGTTTTTCATCTTGAGCAATTAATCTATTATGAAGTACTTTAGGTATTAGAATACCAGCTTGTACTTTTTTGACATAATCACTATTCATGTCAATTGGCTTATTTGTATAGTCAGTCATAGGTTCTCCTATTGTTAGTTATTTTGGGTTAATACCCAATCACTTGTGTTGGGTTATTTACCCTTTCTTTCTTGTTCTTTTCTATATTCTATATCGAACTCTTTTTGTTCTTTATAATTCATATAGATATTGTAAGCCGACATTAAAACGGCAAACAACAGTCCAAGAAATACTATAGTCATTACTATTCCGTAGAATATACTCATGTTATCTCCCTATCTAAATAAGGTTTAACCATTCTTTCATAGAATGTTTGTGTATTGTACATCACGTGGTATTTGTTGTATTCTTGCCACGTTAATGATTCAATAGTTCTTTCATGGTTAGTTAATAACCATTGTTCAAACTTACTATTTGGATATTTATTCATAATTATTTCAATCGTTTGTATTTAACAACAAATCTAGTTAGATAGTTCTCAAACTTTCTATCATGATTATGTGGTTTTTTCTTAGGAATTGGTATCAATGGTAGTTCTGATACATTAAATAGCTCTAGTTGTGCTACTTTTTCATGTACATTTTTATACATACTATCTCCTTTAGTTAGTTATATCAGGGAGTTAATTGATTATTAACAATCAATAATCAGTTGCGTTCCCTCACAAAGTGAGGGGAACAGCAACGATACAAGCAAGTAAATTATATAGACAATACAATATAAATTCTTTCTAACAAGAAAGTTGAGTTGGGTGGGTTTTGCTCGAACCCCCAACGAGATAGCAGTAGTAAGTGAGTAATAGAAAAGGGGGGTTTTGTATTAAACTCCATAACTTTAACAAAAACAACAATAATAGAAAGGTAAATATATGGCAGCACCATTTTTAGCAGGTATATATCCAGCATTAGCAAGATTTGGATATGGTATAGCTAGATCATTAAGACCTACTAAGGTAGGATCAATTATCAAAAAGATTACCCCTGTAGCCGTCAAAGAAGCCGAATTTTCTCCAATGGTTACAAAAGGCTTAGAAGGAGCTAAGAAAAAGATTTCTAGCGGTTATAGAAGCTTATACGCAGGAACTTTAGGTTCTTCAACTAGACGTAAGGTAACTAGTGGGGTATTAGGAACTTACACAACAATGTCATTTCTCAATGGAGAAGATGACGAATTAGAGGAGTAAACACATGGTACTAAAAACAAACCTAGCAAATCTAGCTCAAGCTGCAAAAGCAGTAGGTGCTGATGTTGTAGGCATAGTTAAATCTAAAGCTAAAAAACCTGCAAAAATGGTAAGAGAAGCAGGTAGAGCTATTAGACGTAACCCTAAAAAATCTGCGGCAATAGGTGCAGCAGGAGCAGCAGGAACTGGCTTCTATCTTTATAATGGCAAAAGAAATGCCTATGAAGAAGATGATATGATGTAATGGACCTAGAAAAACTAGCCGACCAAATCATACAATTATCACCAGAACAAGCTCAACAATTACAAGTAATTTTAAAAGCGAAAGTAATGCCTGAAGTTGAAAAACAAAAAGGCTTACTAGATGAGCAAGTGGCAAATCCCCAAGTAGATCAAATGGCTAGACCAGTTGAACCTGCTATGGCTCCTCCAACAACTCGAGATGTTGCTTTACGCAGCTTATTGGGTTAATAGGTAATTAGAAAGGAGAAAATCTAATATGCCAATGGTAGGAAATAAAAAATTTTCATATACTAAAAAAGGTATGGCAGCTGCTAAAAAGTTTGCCAAAAAAAAAGGTATGAAAATGACTAAGAAAAAAGGATATTAATGCCTAGAGAAAGATCAATACAAGACTTCATCGATCAGCTAAAAGAAATTTACGCAGAACAAGAAGAACTGCTAAATGATTTTGAAGCTGAATTTGGAGAACTATCAGAAGAAGATGATGATGAAGAATAAACCAAAACTTGGATCTGGCACACGATTTAAACAATTGACAAGTCAATTAGCTAAACGTGGAGTTAAAAATCCAAAAGCCTTAGCAGCATATATTGGAAGAAAAAAATATGGTAAAAAAAAATTCCAACAATTAGCCGCTAAAGGAAAACGATAACATAGGGAGACCACATGGAAAAATTACCAAAGATTATACCAGGCGAAGGAGTAAGAACACAAAGAGAAACTATCTACAGGAGACCTGTAAATAAAAAAATAGTTGCTCAAAGAGGGTTTGGTGACTCAGTTAAATCTGTAGTTAAAAAAGGCATTAAGTATGGTGTAGCAGGTGCTGCTCTTACTGGAGCTGGTTATTTATTATTTGAACCAGAAAGAAATTATGCCAAAGCTCCTAAAACTTATGAGCCTAGAGATTTAAGAAGTCCAATTATATATAGACCATCAGAAGATTTTTAATGACTGAAGAAATAAAAACAGAAATAGTTGACGTAAAGGTTATTGAAGAAACATCTTTACCTGTAAAAAAATCTAATCTAGGAGGTAAAAGACCTGGAGCTGGGAGACCTATAGGACCAAGAAAACAAAGACAATGGAAGATGGTTGAAGATCTAGCAACTAAATATCAACAATCACCATTAGATTATATGTTGTCTGTACTTAATTGTCCAAAGACATCACCAGAAAGAAAATTATATGCAGCAGAAAAAGCAGCTCCATTTGTGCATCCTAAACTTGCTAACTCAACAAGTAGAATAGGATTCAATGGACAGCTCAATGTTAAAGTCAAATGGGAAGAATAAAACCTACGAAGTTTCTGTAGGTTATAAACCAAGACCATTACAACGACAAGTACATGAATCATTAAAACGATTTAATGTATTAGTTTGTCATAGACGATTTGGAAAATCTGTTCTTGCAATAAATGAATTAATTAAAACTGCAACAGATAAACCAAGATCTAAACTTGCATACATAGCTCCAACTTATAGACAAGGTAAAGCTATTGCTTGGGATTATTTAAAATTTTATACAAGACCACTAATGGCATTTGGTGGTGATCGTAATGAATCTGAACTACGAGTAGATTTGTATAACGAATCACGTATCCAAATTTATGGTGCTGATAATGCCGATTCACTTCGAGGTATGGGATTCAATGGTGTCGTACTTGATGAGTATGCAATCATGTCTCCTAGAACTTGGACAGAAATTATTAGACCTGCAATCTCAGATACAAATGGTTGGGTAATATTTATTGGAACTCCAATGGGCCACAATCAATTCTGGGAAGTTTACGATTATGCAAAACGTGGACACAAAGATTGGTTTGGTCAATTATATAGAGCTTCAGAAACTCAAATAATTCCAGCAGATGAATTAAAAGAAGCTCAGTCTATTATGACTGAGGAGCAATACAATCAAGAATTTGAATGTTCATTTACTGCAGCAGTAAGTGGTAGTTACTATGGTAAACTAATTACAGCAGCAGATAATGATGGAAGAATTTGTGAAGTACCTTATGACACATCTATACCAGTTGAAACTTGGTGGGATTTAGGTATAGGAGATTCAACAGCAATTTGGTTTATACAAAGAGTTGGTGAAGAAATACACGTTATAGATTATTATGAAACTTCAGGTGAAAGTTTATATCACTATGCTGAAGTTTTAGAGCAAAAAAATTATAACTATAATAGACATGTAGCTCCACATGATATAGTAGCTAGAGAACTAGGTACTGGTAAATCAAGATTAGAAGTAGCTAATGAAATCGGAATTGATTTTGAAATTGCTGCTAAACTTGAAGTAGATCACGGAATTGAAAGTGTTAGAAATACTTTGCCATATTGTTATTTTGATAGAGAAAAATGTAAGATCGGTTTAGATGCTTTACGTCAATATCGAAAACAATGGGATGAAAGAAACCAAGTATTTAAAAATAAACCTTTGCATGACTGGTGTTCCCATGCAGCAGACGCATTTAGATATGGTTGTGTACATAGTCCAATTGATACAAGTCAATGGACAAAACCAATCTATATAGATACAAAATACGTAATATGAAAACTGAACGAGAAATTATAGCAATATTAAATAAAGAAATTAAATCATCGACTGGTTTTATTGGTGGTGAAATAGTTAATAAAAGAAAAAAATCCTTAGAATATTATTTAGGAAAACCTTTTGGTAATGAAGTAGAAGGCAGATCACAAGTTGTAAGTACTGATGTATCAGATACTGTTGAAAGTTTATTGCCTTCATTAATGAGAATATTTACTGCTGGTGAAAATGTATTTCATTGTGAGCCAGTAGGAGTTGAAGATTCTGAAACAGCTAGACAATGTTCTGATTATTTAAATTATATTTTTTACAAAGAAAACTCAGGGTTTATAAGTTTATATACTGCATTTAAAGATGCACTTATACAACGTAATGGAATTTTAAAAGTTTATTGGGATAACTCTCAAAGAACTACAAGAGAAGAATATAAAAGATTAACAACTGATGAATATAATCTTTTAGTTAATGATAAAGAAATTGAAATTGTAGAGCATAGCGAATATCAAGAATCATTATTAGATCAAGACAATAATGAAATAGATAAAATTACTTATCATGATATCGTTATTAAAAAAACAGAATCATTTGGACAAGTTAGAATTGAACCTGTACCACCAGAAGAATTTTTAATTGAACGTCAAGCTAAGTGTATTAACTCAGCTAATTTTGTTTGTCATAGAACTAACATGACTCGATCTCAATTAATTGAAATGGGATTTGACAAAGATGAAATTAATAAACTTCCAACTGGAAACTCAATAGATTACTTAGAAGATAATCAAGTTAGATATCAAGAAGATTTAGTAGGCATTAATGATGATGGAGATAAATCATCAGATGAAATTTTAATTCATGAATGTTATTCTAGAATAGATATTAATGATGATGGCAAATCAGAATTAGTAAAAATATTACTTGCAGGAGATTCTACATATAAAGCACTCAGTATTGAAGAAGTAGATTCAATGCCATTTATTTCTATAACTCCTGTAATTATGCCACACAGATTTTATGGCAGATCAGTTTCTGAATTAGTAGAAGATATACAATTAATTAAATCTACTGTAATGAGACAGATGTTAGATAATATGTATCTAACAAATAATAATCGTATTGCAGTACAAGACGGACAAGTTTCATTAGATGATCTATTAACTAATAGACCAGGAGGAATTGTTAGAACTAAACAACCACCTGCAAATGTTATGATGGCTATGAACACCCAACCAATTGGTGATCAAGCTGCAGGACTATTAGGATATTTAGATTCAGTAAAAGAATCTAGAACTGGTATTACAAGACAATCTCAAGGATTAGATCCAAATACTTTAAACAAAACAGCAACTGGTATTAATCAGATCTTAACACAATCTCAAATGAGAATGGAGTTAATTGCTAGAATATTTGCTGAAACAGGTATTAAAGATTTAGGATATAAAATGTTTGAGCTTATTTGTAAGTATCAACAAAAAGAAAAGATATTAAAAATTCGTGGGAAGTTTATTCCTATGAGACCATTTGAATGGAGAGATAAAGTTAATGTTACTGTAGCCGTAGGATTAGGCACAGGTTCTAAAGAACAACAATTAATTTTATTAACTTCAATTTTAGAAAGACAATTACAAGCTATAAACCTTCAACAGAACGTTTATGGCCCAATGGTAAATTTAAGGAACATTTACAATACATTAAAGAAACTTATAGAGAACGCAGGACTTGGTAATATTGAGCCATACTTTATGGATCCAGATGTTGGACAAGCTCAAATGCCACAGTTGCCGCCTAAACCTCCAACTGAATTTGAAAAAGTTTCATTAGCTCAAGTACAAGGTCAAAACGAAAGAGAAGTTATTAAAACTAACGTTGAACTTAAACGTATTGAAGCTGAAATGAGAGCTAAATTACTTGATTACGAATTGCAAATCAAAGAATTAGAGCTTAAATATAACACTAAAATTAATGAGATTGATTTAAAGAACAGATCTATGATAGAATCTCAAAAACTTGCTACAACAAGTGATATATTTAAAAAGATAATGGAAGGACAAAAAGAGTTTTTTAATAATGGACAACAAAATTCCACAATCGAACCTGGATCAACAGATTCTCAGGGGTAAACAAGCTTCTATTTTATTAGAAGAACCCTTGCTGAAGGAAGCTTTTGAATATTTATCTGAATCTTATAGATCAGAAATATTTAAAACTTCATATTCCGACCACGAACAAAGACAAGTTCTTTGGATGGCATTTAATATGCTAGACAAAATTAAAGGACATCTTGTTAGTGTAATGGAGACTGGCAAACTAGCTGCCCATGAGCTAGAAAACCTAAAACGTCAATCGTAATAATTACGAAACGATAACCCTAAAGGAGCATATATGGCAGATGATAAATCTGTATCAGGTGCTGCTGAGAAAATACTTGGTTTACTGAATCCTAAAGAAGGACAATCAGCACCAGTAGTCAAAGCAGAACCATCAGTAGAGCCTGAAGTTAAAACTCAGGAAGTTTCAAATGACAATCAATCAACGTCTGACGAAATTGTTGAAGAAGCCGTAGCTACTGAAAACATAAACGAAGAAGTAACAGAACAACCAACACAAAAAGAAGAAGTTGAGAAACCAAATCTCCACCGAGTAAAAGTACAAGGTCAAGAGCTTGAGGTTACTCTCGATGAACTTAAGTCTGGTTATTCTAGAGATTCAGATTATAGACAAAAAACTCATCAATTATCACTTGAAAAGAAAAATCTTGAAAGTGAAAAAGAAAGTTTACGTCAGACTTATGATTCTCGAATTAAAGAACTTAATAATGCAATTCAATCTGCAGATTTACTCTTTAAAGAACAGTTAGGTGCTACGGATCTTAATAAATTATATGAAGAAGATCCTAGTCATGCAGCTAAGTTAGAGTTTAAAATTAGACAACAACAAACTCGCATTAATGATTTACGTAAAAAAGCTGATGAAGCTTTTCAAAGTGAATTTACTAACTATCTTAAAAAAGAAATAAAACTTGCAGAAGAACGCATACCTGAGTTTGCAGATCCAGTAAAATCTGTTGAGTTTAAATCTAATGCTAAAAAACTTTTAGCTGATTATGGATTTAAAGATAATGAAATATCTTCATTAACTGATCATAGATTTTTATTGGTACTTAAAGATGCTATGCAATATAAAAACTCTAAAGCACCTAAAGACCTTTCTCCAAAAAAGGTAGTTACTGCTCCAAAAGTTATTAAAGCTGGTGTTGCAAAAACAGATAGTTCAGTTCGTGATGTCATAAAACAAAAAATTGGGAAAGTAAGAAAGACTGGTCGCATGGAAGATGCTCAGTCTGCCATACTTCAAATGATAACACAAAAAAAATAAGGAAAAATAAATGGCACAACCATCAAATACTTTCGATACTTACGATACAGTAGGTATTAGAGAGGACTTACAAGATGTGATTTATTCTATTTCTCCAACTGAAACTCCTTTCATGAGTTCAGCTGCTAGAGAACAAGTTAAATCAACAACACACGAATGGCAAACAGACGCACTTGCTGCAGCATCAACATCTAATGCTGTTATCGAGGGCGATGAAGCTACTCTTGATGCTTCTACAGCTACAACAAGACTTGCAAACAAAACGCAAATCATGGATAAAACTGTAGTTATTACAGGCACTCAAGAAGCAGTTGATAAAGCTGGTAGAGCAAGTGAATTGGCTTATCAAATTGCTAAAAAATCAAAAGAACTAAAACGAGACATCGAAGCTACTTTACTTGCTAATCAAGCTAAAGTAACTGGTGATGCTTCAACTGCAAGAAAATTTGCATCTCTTGGAGCATGGGTGTACTCAAATGACGTATTAGGTTCTGGCGGTGCATCTCCAACTGGAGATGGTACTGATGCTAGAACTGATGGAACACAAAGAGCTTTCACAGAAGATCAACTGAAATCAGTTATCAAATCTGTTTGGAACGCAGGTGGAAGTCCATCAATCCTAATGGTTGGTCCTTTCAACAAACAAAAAGTATCTGGATTCACAGGTGGATCTACTAGATTTGATGCTTCAGAAGATAAAACATTATACGCAAGTATTGATGTTTACTCATCTGACTTCGGTGATCTAGAAGTTGTACCTAACAGATTCTCTAGAGATAGAGATGCGTGGGTTCTGGATATGGACTACTGGTCTGTAGGTTTCTTAAGAGACTTCACTATGCACGAGTTATCAAAAACTGGTGATAGCGAAAAAAGACAGCTTTTAGTTGAGCTTACTTTAATCTCTAGAAACGAAGGTGCTAGTGGACTTGTTGCAGACTTAACAACGTCATAGTATAAATAATCTGAGGGGGAGAGCAATCTCCCCTTCATAAACATTTGTTTGGTCTTTGAAGTCTTAAAGACGGAACGAAGCAAACATAGGAAAATAAAAATGAGAACATTAAACGACTACTTTTTAACTGCTAGATTAGCTGATGTATCAGCTCCTAGTTCAGTTAATATCGCTGTACCTGATGATGGAAAAATTATTAAAATTATTTCTGTATTAGGTGGAGCAATTACAGGTGCTAACTCAGCTGTAACAAGTGCTATAAATGGAACTGCTGTAACAGGTGGATCATTCACAGTTGCTTTTTCAGGATCAGCTGCAGGAGACATTGATACTGCTGAACCAACAGCTGCTAATAGTGTCAAAGAAGGTGATTATATAACAATTACATCAGATGGTGCGTCATCAACAACACAACCAATTGATATAACAGTTATTATCAGAAGATAATTTTACATTAGGGGGTAGCAATACCCCCTTTTTTAATTTAAAAAGGAAATATATGGCAATTATGAATTATGGTCTTAGACCAGTAACAACATCTAAAGTAGCTATGAGTGGTTCATCTGCTCAAAGTTCTGCAATAGGTGCAAACATACAATACGTAAGATTAGTAGCTGATGCTAACTGTCATTACAATATTGGTGTTAATCCTACTGCTACAACAAGTTCAGTTTATTTACCACTTGGTGAAATAGAAATTATTAAAATTTCTGAAGGTGAAAAAGTAGCTGGAATTTGTGCATCTGGAAATTTATACGTTACATCATTAACTGAGTAATGTCCAAGTTAAGAGACGTTGAGTTTGATGGAGTAATCCGTTCAGATTATATTAAAGAATCTGATGGTAAACTTACTATTAAACAAACTCAAGATGTTGAACCTGTTCTTAAAAAGAATAAACAACTTATTACTTTAAATGATGGCTATTCTAAATCTAGAGATTTAAAAAGAGTAGCTAGTATTCCAAATATTTGTCTAACCATTTGGGCCAAAGAATATAATGGAACTAATAATTGGTTTGGAATACCAGATGTTGAACGTAAAAAGATTTTAAAAAAAAAATTAAACTCTAATGAGTATAGATATTTTAGAACTGCAGAAGGAAAAATATAATGGCAATTAGTACCTATACAGAATTAAAATCCACAATAGCTAACTGGCTTAATAGAGCTGACCTTACATCTGAAATATCTGATGACTTTATAAAATTAGTTGAAGCTGATCTTAATGCTAAATTAAGAATTAGACAAATGGAACAAATTGATACTGTTACTATTAACAGCGAAACAGTTACAGTTCCAACAGGATTTATAGCAGTTAGATCATTTTATATTTTATCTGGTAGTACAAAATATCATTTAAATTATATTACACCTGCAAATTTATTTGCAATTAAAGGTGGTTCTACTACTGGTTTACCAAGAGTTTATACAATTGAATCTGATGATAGTGTAGAAAAATTTAGATTTGCTCCAAGTCCAGATACAACTTACACAGGATATTTACAATACTACAAAGCATTTACACCTCTATCATCTACTAATGCTTCTAATTATATTTTAGCTTCACATCCTGCAGTTTATTTATATGGAAGTTTATTTCATGCTGCTAATTTTATTGGTGGTATAGATCAAGCTCAAGTCCAAAACTGGATAGCTATGTATCAAACAGCATTAGAAAGATTAGAAAGCAACGATCAACAAGATTCATTTGGTGGATCTCCTGTTGTACAACATACCGATGTAGGTACTGATCTTTCATTTTATAGAAGAAAGTAACTATGCAATTAGCATTTGGAGAATGGTTACCTGATCAACCTAAACATTTAAACAAAGGAGCTAATGTAGCTCATAATGTTTATTATGCTTTACAAAGTTACAAACCATTTAAAAGTTTAGTTAGTTATAGCTCAAATAATATTGGAGCTGATTCAAAAGGTGCAGGTTCATTTAGAGATGGATCTAATAATGTTTACAACTTTGTTGGTAATAAAACTAATCTTTACCAATTAGATGGTGGTACATTTACATCTCGTAAAGCAAGTTTAACAGGAACTGATACTGACTTTTGGACATTTACACAATTTGGAAATTACATTATAGCAAGTAATGGTGTTGATGCACCCCAATATTACTTAATGGGAACTTCAACTAACTTTGCAAATTTATCTGCAATTGCTACATCTGGAACTGTACCTACATTTAGAGTATCAGGAATTATAAGAAATTTTTTAGTTACTGGAAGCCAACCAACTAATGTTAATAGAGTACAATGGGCAGGTAATGATGATATTGCTACTTGGGAACTTGGTAAAAAACAAGCTGACTTTCAAGATATTCCAGGAGCTGGTGGAAAAATTGTAGCTATAACTTCAGGTGAGATAGGATATGTATTTAGACAAAATCAAATTGTTCGTATGGACTATATTGGCGGACAAACAGTATTCAGATTTTCCGTTATATCTGCTAATCGTGGTGCTGTATATGGACAGACTGTAACACAAACAGATAGACGAGTTTTCTTTTACGCAGACGATGGTTTCTTTGAAGTTAATGGTGATGCACTTAAAGCAATTGGTGCAGAAAAAGTAAATAGATTTTTTGATGCTGATTTAAATAAAGCTTATACAGATCGTATTGTTGCAGCAATAGATCCATTTAATAACTTAGCTTTATGGTTATATCCTTCTGTTGCTAATGCAAATAATACTACTGGTATTTGTGATAAATTATTAATTTATAATTATGTTACAGAAAAATGGTCATCAGCTACTGCAAATGCTTCAACAATATTTACTCAATTTGTTGGTGCATATACAGTTGAATTAATGGATATTATATCTCAAAATTTAGATGATATTAATATTGCATTAGATACGGATTTCTGGTCTGGTGGACAATTATATTTAGGTGCAATTGATAACAATTATAAAGCTGCAATCTTTTCTGGTAATCAATTAGAAGCAGAAATAGAAACATCTGAAATAGAACCTATTCCAGGACAAAGAACTAAAATTACTGGAGTTAGACCTATAGTAGATTGTGCTTCGACAGTAGCTATTAAAACTAGAGATGCTTTAGTAGATACTGCAACAACTTCTAGTTATGTTGCAGCAAATACTACTGGTATAGCACCATTGAGACAATCTGGTAGATATGTTAGAGCTAATGTTAAAATAGCTTCTGGAACTAACTGGAGTGATGCTCAAGGTATTGATGTAACAGCAGCACCAGCAGGATATAGATAATGGTAGATATTGTTGAAAAAGATATAGATAATGTTAGATATTCTTTTGAGACACAAGAATATTTTCAAAGACAGATTGAAGAAGCTGTGAATGTTTATATAAATAAATTTAATACCGAAAACGATAAAGTTTTCACATGGTTTATGGGAGATTAATATGGCAGGAATAAAAGATTATAGCACAACAGCAGCAAATAACACTACAATAGGAAGTATTAATACAGCAGAAGGTATGTTGCCTTCTAATATTAATAACTGTTTTAGAGGTTTAGGTGCTGAAATTAGAGAATGGTATAACGATTCTCAATGGGTTATTTATGGTGATGGAGATAATGGTTTTACTATTACTTACGCATCAGCAACTTCATTTACAATATCTAGTGTAGATGTAACAAGTTTTTATCATGTTGGTCGTAGAATTAAAGCAGTAGGTTCTTCTACTGGAACTATCTATGGATCAATTAGTGCTTCAACATTTTCAACAAATACAACTGTTACTGTATCTTGGGATAGTGGTTCATTATCAAATGAAACTTTAACAATTTATGTTGGTGCTTTATCTAAAACAAATTCATCAATTCCAGATTCAGTTATTGGTACAAGCAATATTGCTGATGGTAGTATTACTACAGCTAAACTTGCTTCTAATGCTGTTACTACTGTAAAAATTACTGATGCAAATATTACAACTGCCAAAATAGCAGACTCAAATATAACAACTGCTAAAATTGCAGACTCCAATATCACAACAGCTAAGATAGCAGATAGTAATATTACTGCTGCAAAAATTGCAAGTGATGCAGTTACTACATCTAAAATATTAGATTCAAATGTAACGACTGCTAAGATAGCAGATTCAAATATTACTACCGCAAAAATAGCTGATTTAAATATAACAACAGCTAAGATTGCTGACGATGCAATAACAACTGGTAAAATTGCTGACGGAACTATTGTTAACGCAGACATTAATGCTAGTGCTGCAATTAATGCTACTAAAATACATGATGGTTCAGTTTCAAATACAGAATTTGGGTATTTAGATGGAGTTACATCTTCAATACAAACTCAAATTAATTCAAAATTAACTGCTTCAAATAATTTATCTGATGTATCTTCTGCATCTACTGCAAGAACTAATTTAGGATTAGCTATTGGTACAAACGTACAAGCATACGATGCTGAACTTCAAGCAATTGCTGGTCTTACATCTGCTGCTGATAAAGGTATTCAATTTACAGGTTCTGGAACAGCTTCAACATTTGATTTAACAACTGCTGGTAAAGCATTATTAGATGATGCTGACGCATCAGCACAAAGAACTACACTTGGTCTTGGAACTATTGCAACTCAAAATGCTAATAACGTTTCTATTTCAGGTGGTACAGTAACAGGATTAGGTGATCCTTCATCTACTTCAGATGCTGCTACCAAAAACTATGTTGATACATTAGTTGCTGGGCTTAGAACAAGAGTTGTTGCTAGAGTTGCTTCTACTGCAAACGTTACAATTGCATCTGGTTTAGAAAACGGTGATACAATTGATGGTGTTACTTTAGTAACAGGAAATAGAGTATTATTAAAAAATCAATCTACTGCATCTCAAAATGGTTTATATACTGTTGTAGCATCAGGTGCTGCTTCAAGAGATACAGAATTTGATACAATAACAGAATTAGCTGGACAATTAATTTTAGTTTCAGAAGGTTCATCACAACAAGATACATTATGGTTATGTACTACTGATACTAGTGCTACACTTGGTTCTAGTTCAATTACATATACACAAGTTTATCCTAGTTCTGGTGGAACAGTAACTTCTGTAGGTTTAGCTGATGCTGGATCTTCAGAATTTACAATTACTAATTCTCCAGTAACAACATCTGGTACAATTAATATTGCAGTTAATTCAATTGCTGCAACTAAGATTGGAACAGGAGTTGTAAATAATACTGAATTTAGTTATTTGGATGGCGTAACAAGTGCAATCCAAACTCAATTAAATAGCAAACAAGCAACGATTACAGGCGGAGCTACAACTATAACTTCATCTGATCTTACAGCTAGTAGAGCTTTGGCTTCAGATGCTTCTGGAAAAGTAGCTGTATCATCTGTAACAAGTACAGAATTAGGTTATGTTTCTGGTGTTACTTCAGCTATACAAACTCAAATAGACAACAAAGCAGGAGCTGGTTTTGCTATTGCTATGGCAATTGCTCTCTGATGCAAACAATAGAATGTAAAAAATGTTCTATTAATTTTAATTTAGATAAATTTTACTTTAATAAAAACGGAAAATATAAAAGACAAAATGTTTGTAAAAAGTGCATGAACATTTACGATTATAAAGTAGATAAAAATAGTAAATTAAAAAAAGCATACGGAATATCTTTACAAGATTATAATGAATTATTAACAAAGCAAAATGGTAAGTGTTCAATTTGCGGAGTAGATAATAATGGGTATTACAGAAAAAAACTAAGAGCATTTGCGGTAGATCATTGTCATACTACAAATAAAATCAGAGGTTTATTATGTAGTGATTGCAATACCGGAATAGGTTTATTAAAAGATAACATTGACTTATTAAATAATGCAATTAAGTATTTAAACAAAAGTAGAAATTAATATAGGAAATAAAATATGGCACAAAACTTTAGACGATACATCAATAGAAATATAGGTGCTTCTGCTGTTACAATTTTTACATCAGACAGTTACGACACTATAGTTGGTATTAATATAGCTAACACAACAGGAAGTGCAGTTAATGCTTCTGTATATATTACCAACACATCTTTAGATTATTACATAATTAAAAATGCACCAATACCAGCAGGTTCTTCATTACAAGTTCTTGATGGCGGTGCAAAATTTGTAGTTCAATCAGGTGATGCTTTAAAAATTGTATCAGATACTGCTACGTCTTTAGACACAGTCGTTAGCACAGTAGACGATATTTCAACATAGGAAAATTAAATGCCTTTTATAGGAAATCAACCAGCGAAAGTTCCTTTAACTTCTGCTGATATAACAGATGGTATTATTACTTCTGCAAAGATAGCAGATGGTACAATAGTCAATGCAGATATTAATGCTAGTGCAGCTATAGTTAATTCTAAACTTTCTGGTGTTGGAATTACAGAAGCAGATATGTGGAGAGTTAGCACAGATACTACAATAGCTACTGCTGGAACAGATTTAACATCAAATTGGGAAAGAGTGGATACTGATGGTTTTGGATATATTGGTACAGGAATGTCGCAAAGTTCTGGTATATTTACCTTTCCAAGCACAGGTGTTTATTTAATAGAGTTTAATACTTATTATAGACAAACTACAAATGATGCAAATTATGTTAGTTCTTCTATTCTAACAACATTAGATAATAGTTCTTATGACGCTGCAGCAGCAACTCTTTCTGCTGCTAGAGTTAATGATTATAATACTAATACTTTACAATTTATATTTAATGTATCAAGTACTACAAATAGAAAATGTAAATTCCGAATGCAAGCACAAGTTACTACTGTTACGGCTTTTGGAGAAACAGCCTCAAATGCTACTTATGTATCATTTATAAGATTAGGAGATTCAGTATGATAATAGATTATTTACAAGACGCATTACATAGTTTTAATTTAGATACTCCAAATTGGTATGGTTGGAGAACACATGATGATAATGGAAATAAAATTCCTAACAATCAAAGAATGTGTTGGGAGCATGTTATTGTTATTAAAGAAGGTGCTATTAAACCTACTAAACAAGAATTAGAAGATAGAATTGAACAGTTAAAAACTGAACATGAACAAAGAATTGCACAACAAGAAGCCAACAAACAATCAGCATTAACTAAATTATCTGCTTTAGGTTTAACTGAAGCTGAAATCAAAGCAATAATAGGATAATATGGCATATATCGGCAAACAACCAACAGTAGGAAACTTCGTTAAATTAGACAGCATAGTAACTTCTGCCACAACTACATTCAATTTATTAAGTGGTGGAGTTGCTTATTCCCCACAATCAGCTAATCATTGTATCGTATCTTTAAATGGTGTTATTCAATCGCCAAACACTTCATTTACTATATCAGGTTCAACTATTGTATTTGCTTCAGCTTTAACATCTAGTGATGTTATAGATTTTATTTTAATTTTAGGCGACACTTTAAACGTAGGTGTACCAAGTGATGCCACAGTAGGTTTTTCTAAAATAACTTCTAATTTAATAACTGGTGCTACTGCAGAAACTTCTATTGCAGGTGGAGATTCAATATTAATTTATGATGATAGTGCTAGTGCATTAAGGAAAATGACTAGAACTAATTTTGTTGCAGGAATTGGTGGAACTAATACTCCAGCTTTTATGGCTTATTCAAGCACAACACAATCTGTTTCAAGTGGAACTGAAACAGAATTAACAGTATATGGTACTGAGGTTTTTGATTCAGATAATAAATTTAATACTACAACAGGAAGATTTACTCCAACTGTTGCTGGAAAATATTTTGTTACAGCAAGTATATATATAAGTGCAACTATTACTGGTCAAAGTTATATTTTTATTTCCAAAAATAATAGTAATGCTAGTGGTAGTAGTGCTGTTGCACAATTACACTATCAAGAAGAAGCTACATTTAGAGTAAATGGAATATTTGATTTAGATACAGATGATTATGTTTCGGTTTATTTATATCAATCTTCTGGCAGTTCAAAAACTGTTGGAGAAGGTGGATTAAGAGCGGCATCATTTTTTGGTGGTTATAAATTAATAGGAGCATAATATGACAAACTTATCAACTAAAATAAAATTATACGCAAATAGAGAAATAGATTTTACTAAAGATGTAAGATTACAAGAAAACTCAGATGGCAAAGGAGTATTTATAGCTGAATGGAATCTTGATATTCCTAAACCTACATTAGAGCAACTAGATGCCTATGAAGCACAAGCTAACATTGTTGAAAGCAATCAGGCACAAGTACAAAAGAGAATTAAAGAATATGGTTCTATTGCAGAACAAATAGAATATATAACTGAAAATGGCTTAGATGCTTGGCAGTCAAAAGTTAATAGTATAAAAGCTAAATACCCAAAGGAATAAATTATGAGTTTAGTACAATTAAGAAGTAGAGGAATATTAGATGGCACAATAAGTGCTGGTGATTTAGCTACTGGAGTAGGTGGTAAAGTATTAAAACATGCAAAAGTATCTTCAGGAAATTTTGATGCTTCTTCTGGAGATTGGAATATAACTTCTACTACTCTTACTAACACAGGAAGAACAGTAACATTTACACCAACAAGTGCTTCTTCAATTATTGTTGGAAGTGGTTTTGTAACTTATGGGTGTGATGTAACTGGTGCTACAAGTTTAGCATTTGGATTTAAATTATGTAGAGATAGTGGAACACCAGCTAATACAGATACAGAGGTTGGTAATCCAAGTAGCACTAGTTTTACTGATTCAGAATATAATGCTAGTCAGCAAACTAGATTTGATGTTTATAGAATAATACCTATGAATCTTTATGATAATTCACATAATACTACATCAACAATTACTTATAGATTATATGCTAAAAGTGCATCTGTTCATCAAAACAGAGGTGGTATGCTGTGGTTAAACATTTATGAAATAGCAGTTTAAAAAATGAAAAATTATAATAAAGCAATTTTAAAGATTAATCCTAATGCTGAATTTAGTATTATAGATAATAATACTGATAATATTAATTGGTTAAATGGCACACCACCAATACCTAAGGAACAGATACTAGCCATCATACCTCAGGTAGAATTGGATATGGCACTAGACAATCTAAGAGCCAAAAGAAATAAACTATTAGCTGATAGCGATTACATTGTACTTGCGGATAGTCCAATTACTCCTGCAAAAAAATCTGAATGGATGAATTACAGAACTGCATTAAGAAATTTAACACAAGGATTAGATACTATTGAAAAAGTAAATAACGTAGCTTATCCTTTAAAACCAAGTAAATAATATGATTATATTTATCATTGGATTAGCAATTGGAGTATTTCTAGGATGGAAATATGAATCAGTTGTTAATGACATTATTGAATCTATAAAATTAAAATTAAAATAGTATTGATTATTGTTGCTTTAATTGCAAAGCAATTAATTTAACAATTATCTATTGATTATTGTTGCAACGCAACATACATACATTCTCTAACTAACTAAGGAGAATACTATGTTCAACTTTAATCCATTCAAAGTTCCATCTTATTCTGAATATAAAGAGTCTGTAGAAAAGTTCTACAATGATTACTTTAAATTCATTAAAGATTGGT